GCGCATACTTTCGGCCAAAGCCGTAGTGCCACCTTCCATACGCTTGCGCAGATCCGCCAGTTCGGCAGCCTGTGTTCGCGCATAGCTGACAGCTTCATCGCGCTGGCGTTCAGCCGTTTCTCGCTGCCGGCGTTCGGAATTGGTTTCGAACTTCAGCCGATCAATGCGCTTCTTGGTCTTGTCGGCGACACCGTCCAGCAGATCGCTGTCATCATCGTCGACCGTCGACCGGCGCGCGTTGGGGCGGCCTTGGTCGTCATCGGGCATATCGTCGATTTCGACGATCTCAAAAGCGTTGGGGTCTTTGTTGTCCAGATCGACCGATACCTCATCGGGGTACGAATCAGACCCAGAGACTTCCGACCGGCGGGTGCGCTCGACATTGCCTGCGCCAAAGGAACGGCGGGCCATCAGATAGCACTCACCACAGCGCCATCAGGCACTGTGCCGACAATCGCGTCGTCGGTGAGCATACGATACTCGACCATGTCGCCGCTCTCGGTGTCTTTGGACTTGAAGCGCATACCCTGGTAGCGCGAGAACAGCACCTTGTCGCCGTTCTTGCACCACGCGCCCTGCGGGAAACGCTTTTCGTCTTTATAGCAGGAAGGGCCCATGGCCAGCACAGTGCCGATCACCGTGGCAGCGCGCTCGCGCTCGTTGACTTCGCCGGGGATGATGATGCCGGAGGCGGTGCGCTCTGCCATAGTCGGCAGCGCGACAAGCATGTGGTGGCCGACAGGGTCTGGAAGGATGACCATCTCGGTCTGGGAGTCAAGATCCGTCGCTGGGCGGTTCGAGGTAAACGCCTGCAGTCTTGGGAGCACAGGTTTTGCAGCGAGTTCAGTCTTCGTCAAAAGTCTCTCCTTTGGAGATGATCGACGCGAACTCTTCTTCAAGATCGCGCAGGGTCTGATAGCGCCCGGAGTAGTTGGCAAACGCAATGCCAACCTGATCTGCTGGTGTTCCGGTGGGCGTTCCGGCCAGCAATGCTTCCTGCGCCTGTTCGCGTTTAAGGCGAACGGCGCGGAGAAAAGGGTTCGATGGGCGTGGATCACTGGCCATTCGGCGGCACCTTTCGGTTGTCCTGACCAAGCCGCTTGGCAAATAGATCGGCAATGGCGTTCAACTGAACGCCGCCGAGGTCGGCGGCCAATTCAGCCGTCTTGATCTGCTCGTTGCTGACGATAGCGCCCTTTTGAATAGACGCTTGCAACGCAGTGCGCTCGGTAGCCGACATCTGCTTGAGCAGTTCGAGCATCATGTCGAACTTGCGCTCTGGGCCCTTGTCGTTGATCCGTCGCATGTCGACAGCGAATTTGTTTTCCATCGCTTGCTGCTTGATGTCGAGCGCACGGTTCTCGTTCTGAATGACAGGGTCGGCCAGATTGTCGAGGATTTCCTTCTGCTTGGCTTCGGCCTTGTTCTTTTCAAGAAGTTTGTCGGCAGCCTTGGCAGCCAACCGGCTGATCTCGTACTCAACGTCTTCAGGTAGCGGCTCCCCAGGCGGTGGCAGCGGCACGCCGAGCATCTCTTCGATCTGGTTTCGGTAGGCGTAAGCCAGATGTTCCTGAATATGGGCCGCCATGGCGCCAAGGATTGCTGGCGCGGTTGGGCTTTGCGCGACCATCGCCTGAATTTTCGGGTCCTCGCTGGCCGCCATATGCACTTTTATGTGCGCTTCGTGGTCCTGCGCAATGCCCGCGCGGACGGGCTTGTTGGTCAGGAGATCCATGTTTTCGGTGACGGGGTCGCGGGGCTGCACTTCCTCGTCGGGCGGGATGTAGTAATCTGCCTTGTCCGAGCCGAGCACATTGATCATGTCGCGGTGGACGTTCTTGAGGTTGTAAATTTGCGGCGCGGTCTGCGTCAGCTGGATGATGGCCTGCAGCACCATGATGCGCTGCGCCATGGTCGTGGCGTTGGGGTCCGCCACAGGAATGACGTCAACCAGTTTGGGGTCGTAATCCTTGGCCCGGGTGGCCTGTGCATCGCGGGTGTCGAGCTCGAACGGGTACGGTTCCTCGCCCATGAAGTCATGGACGATCTCGGAGAGCACCTTGTCTTCGTTCTTGAAGCTTTCATAAAGCCGCTGCTGCACAGCGCTCATGACCTTCATCGACCGCTCGATGATGGCCAGTGTTGTCCCGACGGGCATGTTCTGCCCCGTCATGTCCGTCACCTTCATATCGGCGACGGAACCGACACGGCGGCCCTCGTCGACGATCTGGCCGAGCAGCGCAGCGAGAACGGTAGATGGCTCGCCATACGGAAGTGGGAAAAAGCTCTCCCTAAGTGTCCCCATGCCGATATCGACATCGCGCCATTCGCCGGGGCCGATCGGTGTGCTATCGTCTTTGACCCGCGCCTGCTTGGTTTTGTAGCCCGCGGGCAGATTTTTAAGTGTTCCAGCGTCGACCAGCTGGCGAAGGATGGACGTAGCGCTCTCAGTTAGCCCGCCGAGGATGTTAATCAAGCCGATGCCGTAAGGGCCAAAACCGGGCATGTATTTATGCTGCACCAGATCAATCTGGCGTTCCATCGTCTCGTCGCCTTCGCGCCAGTTGCGGCGGATCGACAGGACGTTCCGGCTTACCGTATCAATCGTGATAGTGTAGGGCAGCGGCTGGCTGTTTTCGTTGAGCGAATCCTGCTCAATGAACCAGTTGACGTGGGCTTCATAAAGCTGGTGCAGATAATCGTCAGCGTTGTTGGTGTTGGACCGGCCGTCGATGCGGTCCTTTTCCTCGGATATTTCGTCCGTCTTGACGACACCCTTGCCGATCTCGATGTCGCGGTAGACGCCTTCGGCCATCTTGGCCTTGATCCAGTTGTGGGTCTTGTTCAAGATCACTGAATAGCGATCTGAACTTTCCAGACTGGACGCGGTGTAGGGCATGACGACGTGCTCGGGCAGAACGTATTCGGCCCACGGCAGCTTGCGGCGCTTGGAGTAGCCGAACTTGCGGAAGGTCGTGCCGGCCAACGGTAAGTTGAACAACATCATATCGGTCTCCGACCGATACCCAGTGATCTTCTCGGAGGTCAGCCAGTTCATGTCGGTCTGTACTCGACCGGCCTGGCGCTCTTTCTCGTCGGTGATCTTGCCGATGATCTTGGTCTTGACCGGACCCGAGCCCGGGAAGATATCCATCATGGCCTGCGCATTGAAGCGGATCACGCTTTCGAGCAGCATGGGATGGAACGCACCACAGGCGTTTTCCCACGGCTCGGTGCGCTGCTCGTACTTCAGACCAAGCAGCGACAAACCGTTGGCGTAGCTCTTGCGCCAATCGTCGCGGCTACGGTCGTCGGCGGAAACCAGCTGCTCGATCTCGGTGCCGAGACGCTGCAATTCCTGATCGCTGAACAGCACCGACAGATCGTCGTCGAAATCCATGTCGGGCTTTGTTTCAGGCTGCGGGCCATCGAAGTCAATGACGGCCCCGCCGTCCTCGGTCGGTTCCATTGAGGCGACGTTTGGATCGATCGTCGGATCGTCTGGCAGAACGACGTTAATTCCCTGGGGCGCCGTGGCGAGGCGTTCAATGGCCATGGTCAGTACATCCTCTTGCGCACGTAGCCGGTCTGCTCTTCGTCATCGTCGTCCTGATCGTTGGCTGTTCGGATAAAGCCGCCGTTGCGGAAACGTAGCATGGCTTGGACGGTACTATCAACGAGATCGTCGTGCAGCCCGTAGGGGAACGACGCGCACTCTTCGATTACTTCTTCGGCATAGCGCATCGGTGGCACCCAAACATAGCCGGACGCGAAAATATCTGACACAGCATTCGCGCGCGCAACCTTGTCGTTACTGGCCCCCTTGCGCCCTCGACCAAAGGAATAGTCCTCTACCGGCAAGCCCATCGAACGGAACTCCTGAATGAGTTGTGTGCCGGCGTTCTTGTTCTCGATCAGGATGGTATCAGGCTGTGTGTCGTTGAAGAACCGCTTCGCCTTCTGCTTGAGCTCGGGGAACTCCATGCGCGCCTTGTAGGAATGCAGCAGGATGATGTTGCTGATCGTCTTCCCTGTTGCGGGGTCTTCGGCCTGGAATACCCCCCATTCAGTCATTGCGCTATAGTCGGAGCGGTTGGTCTTTGTTGCCGCACAGTCCCACGATTGCAGGACGTAATCACAAGCCGGCGGTTTGCCATCCAGCCACGCGGATGCGTGCTGGGTGCCGGGACATTTCTCGCTGTCGTCGCCCCACTTGCGCCAATGCTCGCGCTTGATAATCGCGCCTTCGTCCGATGTGGGCGACTGCTGGTATTGCGCGAGCCATTTACTCAGCGGGATAGCGTTGCGCGTCGCCTGCAAAGTTTCCAGCGGCCAGAATCCGGGCCACATGGAGCGCTCGCTTTCTGAGTGCTCGTCAAGGATGGCGGGAAGATTGATCACATCCCACTTATCGTAGGACCCTTCGCGCTGCCCGCTGGCAATGTCCTGTTCCATCTTGCGAAGAACCTGCCCCGCCAAGTCGCGCATCCCCCAGCGAGTCATGACGATGATTATGGCGCCCCCAGGCTGTAGTCGCTGCCGGGCGCCAGAAGTATACCAGTTGTATACGTCGTCAAAAACTTCGGGTTTACTTTCGGCTTGCTTTGCCTCTTGCTCACTATGGGGGTCATCTATAATTATTATGTCACCCCCGATTCCAGTTACACGGCCATTTACACCGACGGCAAAGTAAACACCTGAATGATTAGTATGCCAACTGCCCGCAGCTTGGCTATCTTTGGCGAGCGTTACTTCGGGGAACACTTCATGGTAGGCGTTATGCGCGCCCAACTCGTTACCAGCGCCATCTACACTTAGAAGGTTACGAACTTGTCTGCCGAACCCGGCTGCGAGGTTCTCAGTATTACTTGCCTGGATGATCTTCTTGGTCGGAAACTTCCCGAGGAACCACGCCGGCAACAGCCAACTGGCGAACTGCGATTTTGAGAACCGCGGCGGCATCGAGATAATCAGGCGGTTAGTCTCGCCCCGAGCCACACGCTCAAAGGCTTCCGCCATCAGCGTATGGTGGGCGCCAAGGATAACCCCCGGCCATACTCGCTGAGCAAAAGGCAGGAAATTTTCTCGCGCTTTCGCGATGCCGTGGATTCGTTCGCGCTCTTCCAATAGAGCAAGGACGCCAGCCTTTTGGGCGGCGTCCATACGGTGCAGGTTCTTCTGCGCCTGCTCTAGATCGAAGTCAGAAATCATTCGCTGGCAGGCTTGCGTTGACGACTTGGTTTGTCAGTGACCACCTTCTCGGCGGCTGCCTTCTCGGCCGCGTCGGCGTCAGACTGCTTGCTGTCTTTGCCGGTCTCGAAGTCCTTGCCGGTAAGGTAGGTCGAGCCGGGGGCGGCACGCTCGACCGCGTCCTTGCTGGACGCGCGGCTGATCGGCACGCCCGTCGGGCTGATGGCTACCCAATCGGTGCCAAGGTTCTCAGTAAATGCGTTGTGGATAATGTTCATTCTGTCGTCTCCTGATTAGCGTTCCCACGCACTGCGTTCGTCGAGGTCGTCCCAAGGGTCGGGGGCCGACCGGGCAAGCTTGCGATCAAGGTCAACCGGCTTGATGCTGCGCGCCGAGAATTTCTCGGCTGTGACATGGCCGTTCTTGCTAAGAACCCGGAAGGCGTTCTGGATCGACGCCATCGAACAGCCGACCTCGCGCATGATCTCGGACTGGCTGGGCGCAAAGCCGTGGTCGATCCAGTGCTGGCGGATGACTTCGTAGATAGCGAGCCATGTCGGGGTGATGGTCGTGTCGACTACTGTGCTCATTGACCCGCCCACGCCCCGGTGCTTGGGCCGTCCTGCGTCGAGGCGTAGGGTCCGAAGGTTTTGGGCATGAATGGCTCGGCTATCCCGAC